TATAAATTATTTTTATAACATTAACACTTACTTTTGTGTTATAAATCATTTACATAATTTCTATAGAAATGTTAGTATTATCAATGCAACAGGATTTAGTTATTAATAAAGAAAGGTAATAACTATGTTTTCATTTCTACAACCTAAAGAGGCAAAATCATCTGTACCACAAAGTATGATTATGAATCTATATTATAAATACAGATTTCAATCTCTACTTGGTATTTTTATTGGTTATGCGGCGTACTATATCGTTCGTAACAACTTTGCCTTATCAACTCATTTCTTATCAGATATTCTCCACATGAGCAAAACAGAAATCGGTTTGCTATCTAGTGGTATGCTTATCGCCTACGGTTTAAGTAAAGGCTTTATGAGTAGTCTTGCAGACAAAGCAAGTCCTGCAAAATTTATGGCTTTCGGTCTTATTTGCTGTGCAATTATCAACATTTTTATGAGCTTTGCCGACAGCCTCGCCTTCTTCTTAGTACTAGTAGTTCTTAATGGTTTCTTCCAAGGTTTTGGTGTAGGCCCATCCTTCATTACTCTAGCGAAATGGTATCCAAAACAAGAACGCGGCCGTTATGGTGCAATTTGGAATATCTCACACAATCTTGGTGGCGGTATCGTAGCGCCAATCGTTACGGCTGCACTATATTTCACAACTACAGATCATTGGCAATTAGGTAGCTATGGTATCCCTGCAATCATTGCCATAGTTGTAGCTATCGCTATTTTCTTCTTAATCAAAGAAAGCCCTGAGCGTGAAGGTTTACCACCTACAAGCGAAATCATTGCGGATACGGCTCATAAAGCACATAGAAGCTCTGAGGCACCTCATATGAATACACGAGAAATTTTTGTAAAATATGTATTGAAAAACAAAAATGCTTGGTATGTATCATTAGTAGATACATTTGTTTACATGATTCGTTTCGGTATGCTTACTTGGCTTCCAATTTACCTATTACAAGTAAAAGGTTTCTCCAAAGCAGAGATGTCTGTAGCATTCTTATTCTTTGAATGGGCTGCTATACCTTCTACTATTTTTGCAGGTTACATTTCCGATAAATTCTTTAAAGGTTATCGTATGCCACCAGCAATTATCGCCGTAAGCATTATCTTCTTCTGTATCTTCGGCTATTGGCAAAGCGAATCCCTCTTATGGGTTACATTCTTCGCTGCTATTGTGGGTTGCTTAATCTATATTCCTCAATTCCTAGCCTCTGTTCAAACCATGGATATTGTACCTCCATTTGCTGTAGGCTCAGCCGTTGGTCTTCGCGGTTTCATGAGCTACATTGTAGGTGCCAACCTCGGTACAACACTATTCGGTGTATTAGCTGACAAATTTGGTTGGAACGCAGGTTTCTATCTCTTATTGGTAGCATGTATTCTTTGTGTTACATTCTGTGTACTAGCTCACTTTGGTGCAAAAGAATTAGATGCTAAAGAAGCAGAACTAGAACAACTTCAACTAGCTGAAGCTAACTAATAACAACAAAATCCTAAGCAAACTAAAAAGGTAGTAACATTGATATGTGTTACTACCTTTTGTTTTAGTATAGTGTGTCCCTGATTTTCTAGATGCTATCTTTTAAAGAGAACAAAAAATACAATGAAGCCAAGGATTATATTCCCGCCTACTATATAAGGCCAGGTAAGGAAATTATGTATATCATGCAGGATTTGTATATCAAATCTTGGCATAAAAATTAGTACGTTTGCCAAAATCCAAACGATAGGTCCTACGAACTTCATTATCTTAACCGTATCCATTCTATCTTTAATGGTATCGGTCATCTCTACATCTTTCTCCACAGATACGTATTCTTTATTAATGTAAAAGCCTTTTGAATAGTTCGTTTCAAAAGCCCACTCTTGAACAGAAAAGGTAGCAGTGCCATCACCATTTTCATACTCTTTATATTTAGCAGTATCAGTAGTACCTACATCCACCTCACCCCAAGTGCCCGTTACCATCTTATAACCACTATCTACGGGTTTCATATCTACTGGCTGTGCTTTACCACACAACTTGGAAAACTGGTACGCATCTCTCTTCTTATCCCAACGAAGCCAAAATGCCTTGTTATTACTATGTTTAACTAATTTATACTCATACCATATATGCCCATGAGTATTAATGTAGCGTATCTTGCCTAAGATCGTATATAAATCACTTCGGATACGCAGCGACTCGCCATAATTAAATTCCATAATTCTCTCTCATTTATAAACTTACACACACAAATGTATAGTATTAATTACTATGATTGTACACGTAATATAAAAGCCTGCCAATATGGACATAGCAAAAAGGACCTACAGCAAACTGTAGGTCCTTATATTTTGGTGCGGTTGGAGGGACTTGAACCCTCACGAGCGTACGCTCACCACCCCCTCAAGATGGCGTGGCATTTAACACATATTTACAAAACCAACAAATCCAGTAGTTATCTACATTATTAATATCTATATAGTTATATATTTCACTATATTTTTAAATAAAATGATGTCAAAATGATGTCATTTAGAATATATACATTATATATTATGATCCACTTCTTCACCATATAGCCTTTCCATTCCTTGGCGAGTTACAAGCCACATTTTCCCCGACTTCTTAAACTCGCCTTCTTTAAAACCATTCTTTACACGACCTCTACAATTCTGTTTCAATGAGTCCGCAGTAACATTCCACCGTTCTGCAGCCTCTTGTGTTGTCATGATATCATCTAACTCAAATTTCAATTACATCACCCTCTAACTAAACGTTTAATTACTAATATCAAAACAATAATAGTTGCTATATTAATCAACCATTCTAAATATTGCATAATTCACCTCGTTGATTTACAATGATGTTAAGAAGGTGGCGGGGCTTTCACCCGCCTGCTTTTTACTCTTTGCTAACAAGTTTTAGTATTGCTAGTGCCAGTAGCAGTGGCGTTAGCGCATTTGCTAAACTTGTTAGCTTTTCTATTATGTCCACTTGTATCACCTCCTTACAATATTATTATACCCTATATCGAGTATAAAAGCAAGCGTTTTCTTTTAATTTTAACAACAAAAAAAGCCTACCAACATAGATTTAATCTAGGTTAGTAGGCTTTTGTATTATATGCTATCATTTCTTTTTAGGGACGGATAAATGTATGTTGTTTAATATAATGTCCGCATCAGATTTATCCAACATTTCGCCAGCTTTTATTTTATCTAAAATCACTAATAATTTATCTTTGGCATCATCCAAAAATTCTGCACTCTTATGTAATCCGCTTTTTCTGATACTATCTGCATTCTCATTATATTTTGCAACAAAATACTCTAACATTTCTATGAATTTGTCTGAATGTAAATAGTCTTGAATGTAGTCATTTAATATAGTATCCATATACTCCCCCATGATTTTTAAAATACTACTTGCCTATATTATATCATTTACAAACAAAAAGGCCTATCAACCTAGATTTTATTCTAAGCTGATAGGCTATTTATTATGCTATTCAGTTATAAATAATTGCTTTACTACTCAACTGTAAACTAATAGTTGATAGTTGCGTGCATCCACCATTACACGCTATGGAGATATATGGATCACCTCAATTTTTCGCAACTAAATAAATTACAGTACCACCTAATAAGATATTTAATAATTTACTATTTCGTTGTTGTGCTTTCGCTTTTTTGATTTCGTTCTTCTGCTGTTCTAAGTATATCTCGGCTTTGGCCAATGATAGTTTTTGCTCGTTCAGCATCTGCTCTTGCTTTTGCAGTAAGTTCCGTGCCTCTGTCAATTGCGTTTTCTGTTCTTGAATTAAGTTCAATGCTTGTATCAATTCGTTCTTCTGTTCGCTCGTTGAGAGTTTGGCTATTTTCAACTGTATCTCTAACTCGTTGATTGTATTCAATTGATTGTTGATTGTACTCTCTAGCGTGTCGAAGTTCGTTTTGAGCGTTGCGTATTCCTGTTGTGTCAATATTACTTGCTCTGTCGGCGTAGAACCATATACAGGCAATGATACAAAGGACAATACAAATAGGAACAGAGATGTAATGAGCGTGAATAAAGTTTTTGATTTTGTCATTCATACTTCCCCCTAGTCATACATGTAGTTGACATCGACTTCTTTGCCAGCTACCATTCCACAATCACTATATTGCCATATTCTGATATTCGGATAATCACACTGTGGATCATATTGTGCACACCATACAGGAACGCTAGGCATTTGACTATATGCATATGTTTCATCCCACAACAAGGAGTATCCACTATACACACCTACATTTTGAAAACCTGCACTCCATAATGTGTTTACAAACCGACTAATGCAATTCGTCATTCCTTGGCTAGTTAATGCTCCAGCATTAATCATGTTACGTAATTGGCGGTGTTCTTCGTAGTCATACCAAATACCAGCTTGCAAATGGTAATCAGTATAACCATAACTATTGAGCGTGTTAATCACCCATTCTGCCTCTTGTACTGCTGTTGCCTCATCATATGCATGGCTAAAATAATATACACCAACTTCGAGGCCTGCATTTAATGCTGCAGTTATATGTTGTTCAAAGAATTCATCAACGTTGTAGTTTTCACCTAATTTAATAATTACGAATTCATTGCCTTCTTCTTTGGCTCGTTGCATGTGGCACTCATCATAATAAGGTGTTCCGTTTTCATCCTCTTGCCATGCTGAAATATCAAACCCTTTTTTCATTCTTATCACTCCTTTCTGTCATGTTTGGTAATGGCGGCAATTTAGGCTGTTCTTCTAATTTATCTGGTATACCATTTCCGTCTTTATCAATCCACAAGGCAAGGAAACCAACTAATGCAGTTAATACTGACGGAATGAAGATATGATCTATAATATTAATCCCTACATTAATCAACTTGTTCATATCATCAGTAACGTACCCTTGAATGAACACCATAATGTACTCAACCACCACTAGCAAAATAGGTACTAGCATGGTTAGTACTAGTACCCTTGTAGCAAGAACACCTGTAGGGTGGAAGTTAGCCACCCTCACAGATTGATATGATTTTTTGATTGAGTTAATGATAGCTGACTTATCCATTGCCCCTCCATGCCTTTATAATTTCAATCGTATATTGAAATATCTTGCCGATGTCGATTAGGTCATCTTCTACCATTTCACGTAGGTTTTCAATGATTGACCAGCATTCGGCAAAAAATGGTATCAACATAAACGCATACGAAAAAATATGGTCTAGGAATAAGTCTGTATTTGGAATAGGAATATCAGGTAATGAAATAAATACAATGGATAGTATCATCCATGCCGGATATTGTATGCATAGTTTCTTTAACAGATCACCTCTTAGGCGCTCACTCATTAAATATCTACGCCGTTCCCCGGTTGTTTTATCAATATACTTACCTTTTCCCCAGCCGTACCAGGTTAACGTTGTTAGTAGCGTAATAGGATTATTAGGCCTGTGATTATCCTTGTTATATCGCAACACTTCTGCAGCAATTCGTTGTATAGTGTCCACAAATAACAATGTAGTGGTTAAAATAATCACTACTCCCATACTAACTAAATGTTCATGCGATACCCCACTTATGAGCATGATTAAAATATCATTAAGAATATCCATTCACTCCCCCCATGCCCTTATGGTTCTTCTTTATCTAAAGCCATTAAATCATTGTGCACGCATCCTTCTGTCGGACACGTGCCGTCCTCATTCAAAGTTGCCCAACAGTATTCACAAAAGTGCATCACTGGTACATCAGATTTGATTTCGTAGTTATCCATTATTTTACCTCCTTAATCTTGGCCACCATTTCGGCATTGAGTTTTTTAAATTGTGCTTGTAAATCATCATATGGCACATTAGCTAACCGTCTACGTAGTAACGCTTGGTCTAACGTTGCAAATCGTTCGTCATAGTATTTGCGAATTTGTGCAATACGTTCCGCTTTTGTCGGTTCATATTCCGTTACTGGAATATCAATGAAAGCACCATTTACGTATGCTTTACCATTTAAAAATTCATCAAGCATAGCATCATCACCATACACATAGTCAGCCGCATCTGGATATTGAGCTTTAGCTTGTTCAAGTAAAGCACTCTCACCAATTGGTGCTAACATACTATCGACGATAGATGTAATACGTCGACCTTCCGCATCAAGTACGTGGATATAATTGTTCATTTCTTTTATCCTTTCGTTATTAATAAGGAGACACATATGAATAGTACTGTTAAGCACTACCCAAGAAATGCGTATCTTCGCATGCGCCGCAAAAGTGCATGTGCTGAAACGTTTAAAAGTTTGTATGAAAAATGGCTGCCTACTCGCATTGGAATTGTGAGTAAATCAGCCATTGAATCATATCGCATTGCCTATGATCATATTCAATCAATTTCTAATATTCCTATTAACTTAATCAAATATTCTGATATGCAATGCGTGATTGATAATATGAGAGATAATGGCCTTTCTTATGCATCTGCCAAGAAGGTCCGCACATTACTTTCATTATTATCTAAGTATGCAATTGTTAATGATATTGATACTAAGGATTACACTCCCTTCCTAAACCTTGGCCACGATGTTAGCGTGTATCCTCACAGGCCATTTACTCGCCAACAGATTAATCGATTGTGGAGCCTTAATACTACAGATACATATGAAATTTTAATTCTTCTATATACTGGAATGCGTTGCGGCGAATTGCTATCACTTCGCAAAAATGATATTAACCTCCGTACTAAATGCTTAATCGTACGTCAATCTAAAACTGAGGCTGGCCGTAATCGTCTAATTCCTATTCATAGTCGAATATTGCCAATAGTTACAACCTTGTATCACAATTCATTAGATAGGATACTACCTATCTCTTATGCTCAATTCAGTAAGCAATTTAAATCAGTAATGACTTCAATCAAATGTTCTCATTCAACGCATGACTGCAGGCATACAGTAGCTACATTATTAGATAAATATGGTTCATCTCCTACTGCAACTCGTGCTATTCTTGGGCATAAACACGGTGATATTACAACCAAGGTCTACACACATAAAGAATTGCGTGAGTTACGCAAGGCCATTGAATTATTGCCATAGAACCAATGGTTAAAATCCAATAGCGCCCCAACGTATAGAGGTGACGTTATTTTGTGCAGACATATAAGTAAAGCTGTTTATTGTTATTTCTTTAACGGCACTACTCGTCCAATTATCATTATCTAACGTTGACGGCGCTATGTTAGTGACTGCGACGAACGGAGGAAAAGTAAAAGGTATTATAAAGTTACTAGCTCCATCATATATAGTCCTAGCAACTGTAATGTCTGACTTTCCCCAATGGGGAATAGTTAAAAGAGGACGTCTTGATATGTGGTATACAGCACCAACAAAATTTCCAATAGCTTTTACAGAGGTATATGTAGGAGTTGGTACAATACAAGAATCAGCAACGGAGCGTTCCTCTAGTAACTTTGATAATGCCATTCGTCTTAGCTTAGACAAAATCGAATTTGCAAAGTTTGAACATTATTATATTGCTCTTGGCAAATCTTAACTGCAATACATCCAATGGGGACATATAGCAGATGGAAAAGATATTAATAGAATTATTTCTGTTTTATTGATACTTCCTTGTAATGGTAAATATGTGGCGCTTCCAGTAGGTGAATCTAATAACACTAACTTTAATAATTCACTAGATCATCCGTGTGTTGTAATTGCTAAAATGTCAACATCCTTCAAAGTACAAATAGATGATTATATGACTGGAATAAGTTGGGTCTGCTTAGGAATATGTTAGCCAATGGGGATACAAGAAAAGCGTATATGTGTATGATGGAACAACTTATCCTATTACATTTCCTACTGCTTTTGATAATGAGTGTTCAGGCGTTTGGCCATCTATAGAACATAAAACGTCATTAGGAGGTAATGAGGTATTCTATCATACTAATAAAAGCACAACAGGATTTACTCTTGTTGCTGATGCTAGTCATGCAGCTTATACTCTTGATGGTGTTGTCTATTTAGCTATTGGTAATTAAGCAGAAACGCCAAACGAAAATACGCTACATTTGATATTTGGATACTTAAATACAGTATCATTCGTGAACCATACTTTGAATTTTAATTGGTCATATTCTGTGATTAAATTCCAATCTGCTTCACGTGGATTTCGGTATTCAGATTTAGCAAAAAAGCAGGTAGAATAAGGAATTATCCAATTATGATATTGTCCATCTTCGCCGCTTACTCCCCATTGGATAGTGAATCCATTGGCGAATTTCACAAACCCATTCTCTTCAAGCCTTTGGGCCACGATGCCGCCCATTCCGAGAAGATTTTTTATATCTTTCAAAGTAGCGGCTGGATTTTCCTGCCAGTTAGTCGCACCAAGGATTTTTGCAATCATATTCGTAATCGCTGGATGAGATAAAACATCAGTATTATGAGTGGATAATTGAGTCTTTAAATTCTGAAGTAACCCACCGTGTGCATTTGCATCATCATTATGTTGTTTAACTGCTTCTGTTAACTGTTCATGCGTTACTAATGCTCCAATGTTAACAGTTAGCGATACATTTCCTGTATTACTAAATACCATTCCAATAGTTAATTCTTGTGATACAACTACCGAACCACCTTCTGCCGGCATTCTATCCGGTTCAGGGTCTGTAAGGTATGCATACAATACTTCACCTTTATCTGGATCTTGTGCAAATAATCCAATTTCAGACATGCGGAAAGCTTCCGTAATGCCGTTATTAGTAATGAACGTATCAACGCTTACGATTTTACCTTCTTGTTTTACAACGAAATTAGTAGTCTCCCATTTAGAGGAGATTACATCAGTCAGTGCCAATGGATTCGTTGCATTAACACCACTACCGACTTTAATTTTAGTAAATGTTAATTTAGTTTTGCCTGCATTTACCTTTGCTTGCAAATCGGCACCGACATCAGTCATGGTTGCATTTGACCATTCTGCCATATATTCCTCCTATCTAACGCTATTATCTAGCGCTACATTAATCTTCGTTTTCTTCGATTCAACAGTGTAAGACGTTACATGGGTATTCAAATTAATACGCCATGCATTCGTGAAATCACACTTAATATTCACTTTCTTAGATACGCCGCACCACCCAGCGAAATACTTATTGAAGTTAATTCGTCGAATAAATTCAATACCATCTAGCCAGGACCGTACATTTTTAGCTGTATTAATTGCTCGTACTAGCTTAGCTATATCTGATTCGCCAGTTAATGGAGCCGTAATTAACGTAACCTTAAAATAATAAGGTCTTCCTCCATACTCGAACCATTCTGCAATTTTCGAGTCAGAATATACTGTCTGTACAGCCTTCTCGACTGCGTAAGGTGTTCCCTTATGGCGGTGAATATCAATTGAATTCTTCACCAATTCACGCTTAGTTTCTATTGGTAATCCGCTATCATAATCATCAACATGAAGTTGATACGCTAAATGATCAATGACACTCTCTGATTCAGTATCAATAGATGACCACAATAGCAGCGTATTCGTATTCATTAATTCGGCTAGCGTATCATCCCACGTTTTAGCAAGGGCTTTAATTGGCTCCCTATCGATTGAGGAGGGAAGATGTTCTGCGCTTGTATACTTACTATCACGTATCATTCTTCCTCGCTTCCTGCAAATACTAGGGCGATTGTATTGGCTACTGCCACACCGCTTTGTTCTGCAATCTGAGTAAATACAGGAGCAGTCACTTCAACGCGTTTAATACCAGATACATCCATAAGCATTTGCACCAATCGACTAGGCACTATATCACGGCCTAATTTAGATTTTTGCCAAATTACATAGTCATTGACGGCTTTATCTGCCTTAGCTTTTACCACTGTTGCATCGGCGCCTTTTTCAATGTAATACTTAGCGTCGATGTTATATTGCGTAGTAGTAGGTGCTAATACAGTGAGCTTATCAGTCAAAGGTCTACGTTTTTTATCAGACAAATAGGCTGTAATAGTCTTGAGCAATTCTTCACCTGGAATACCACCACCAGATAGTAATGGGTAAATGTTAACTTCCCCAGGATGTGGAGAGGATACACCTACATCGGCCACAAGGTGTGATGCAGATTTTGTGAAATACTCATAGGCACCTTCAGGCCCTGCCACAGAAAACGATTCAGGCGCCTCATGAATACGCTCGCGATAGGCTTCGTCATCTTCCGTATCAGAACCACCTTCAGATAATGTAGTATTGCTCATTGTATCCACATACGCTATAGGGTCAATAATTGTACTTATCTCACCTGGCTTAAATCCATTACCTTGTGCGCCTGTGCGTTGTGCTTCCGCTTTTACGGATCCATTGAGTTGACCAGGTAGGATTACCAAATCTTCAACCGTAGCAAAATATTCACCATCCTCTGTAGATATCCTTGTACCCTTTGGAATAATGACAGAGTTCGTACGCACTGCTGACAATGTAGCTTGGATAGTCGTAGTTGCTTTTGTTGCCTGTAGTCGCTCAACGGCAGCAGGCACCGCTCCAACGTGGTCCAAGTTATCACCTTCTGCATAGGCTAATAGATTTTGTTTAGCTGCATAATTTGCATCGTTCAATAATCGGATAATAATTTCCGAAATTACATTTAAAAATAAAGTAACAGGGTCGCCCTCTCCCAAGGTTCGCCCTGTTATTGTTGTGTAAATATCAAATACCTTTTGTTGAACATGTTCTTTATCTGTATTAAAGAATTCAACATTAGGTAAATCAGATAATCTCATACAGTCACCATCACTTTCGGAATCAACTCACCATTTTGTGTGGCAGTAAAGGATATATCACTAATTTTGGCACGAGGTTCGTACCGTTTAATTTGTTGGAATATGTCATTAGATAGATGCGCTTGTGCTTGATGGATAGGCATATCAATAATACGTCCATCAATACCAAACTCCCTATCTAGTGGCACACTACCACGAACAGTAGAAATAATCGTTTGCACATTTTGCAAAATCTCAGCGACTTCACTTTCAGGTGCTAGCGATATCCTATTATCCGTAACTGGTTTAATTTCATACGTTGCCGACATGGCTAGAACCTCCGCAATATCATATTAACTTTGTTAAACTTCTGACCATATTGGTTAAGCATAGACTTTTCTTCTACGGTGTTCTTGTCCGGATATTCTTCAAGAGTTAGTGATACTTCAATAGATTGAGTCTTGCCATAGGCATCCGTAAATAGACTATCTTCGCTCATAGACATGATGACAAAGTAGTTTTGACTAACAGGTTTACCGCCAATAATAAACGGCAATACAGCCCCTGTATCGCGATATTTTCGTAACTTCTTAACAGTACTATCCGGAGATTGTCCAAGCGCGGAGGAAATAAGAATCTTACATGTAATTTGTTCCACGTCAGGCCCACTGAATTGTTTAACCGGTTTTTCTAGCATTAAATTATGCTTTTCCCATCTAGCACTACCTGAACGCGTTACATCTGATACAGTAAGAACATTATCTAATGCGGTATAGAATACTATATCCGCTAAATAACCGATATACATCTATACCTCCTATACTGGTCCTGATGTTGTAGAACCGCCAGACTCTACACCACCATGTACGTGATGAACTAAAGAAATACCATTAACCACCACATCACCACTACTTGAATTGATTGATAGCGTACCACCAACATTAAGAGTCATATCTCCAGGAACAGTGAGCACACGTTTACCATTATCAGCGCCATCTGGAGTTGGATCCGCTGTACTAAAGAATGTACCAATGATAAAACCATCAGAAAAGCCACGACCGGACCGATTAGGTAACATAATGCACAATACCTGGTCATCAATAGCCGGCATCCAATAGTCCTTATCATGTGCTGCACCTCGATTAATGACAGATAATGGAGCCGTTACAACACCTTCTCTGTCTAAACGTGTAACAACGGCTTTACCTTCTTCAGGAATTGTACTTGAAACATTTCCAATGAATATCATATCCGCTAATGCAGATAATATAGAATCAGTAGCCATTTAAACACCTCCTTACATCAATCGACGTTGAATAATTGGCTCCTAATGTGTGAGTTGCTTTAATAATTAAATAATTACCATCAAACACACCAAATCCTTCAAGCTTAACTGTAACTGATGCCATAATAAGAGGGTTTCCAGGGAAATTAAAAGACATTGTGTCGGCTTCCTTGTTCGCTTCTCTAAGTTTCTTCTTAGCCAATCGTTTCGCCTCAGCCTTGTCCTTCACCTGTTCATTGACTTCTAATACAGCAAGGTACGTATGACCCTTACGGTCAGGATCCTCAAACGTATCCTCAATCACAGTTTTCTTATCTTTATTGGTGTATTTCACATGGCATGCTCGATATACCTCACGAGTTTTACTTTTATACGAATAAGATATAGCCCTAGTAATAATCAAAGGCGGTTGTTCGCCCTCTTTAGTCTGTACAGGTTGATACTGGCCACCTGGTCTACGAATTATAACTTTAGGCTTTACATTTTCATACTTGTAATCATCGAATATAATCAACTGTTCAGTAGATACCTTAAGAGAAAACCCCGCATCATTGCATAATTTCTGCAAGAATGCGAGGTCTGATTCAGCACTTTGTGATGCATCTTTTAACGGTGGGTCAAAATCAGCATCCCATACTAGCTTTAACTTATTATCTTTTGCTTTCTCAGTAGCAATCGCTTTAAGCGTTGTGGCTTTCCACGATTTATCTTTCTTTTTCTCCCGTAAGTCAGTACTACCGATAATAGCGACACCTTTGATTTTTACTACATCAGGAAGGCTACTTCCCTCGAATTCATCAATTTCAAATTTGCCGATTGGTAATGTAAATTGTTCATCACCTAATTTCTCCCATGCTACGGTATTAATAGCGACTTCTAGTAATGATCCTTTCACAGGATACCAATCACCGACCCATAGACGGCCCCTATCCTCTAATGAGATGGCCACATCATCTACAGTTCCTGAAAGGTTATCTGTAAAAGTTACATCAAGAAGGTATTTACTAATATCGTCGGTGATGTCCTTTGATTCTTTACTTCCCCAATGTTGGTAACCAATGGTACACCATGCCCGCCGTGCTAACTTCGTTTGTGGTGTTAAATCTTTCTTCCATTTCTGAACCTTAGCTAGGCTCTTTTGTAAGCTCATGTACTATCGCCTCCATGGTGGCAAGAATTCAGGTAAAGAATCAGCAGGAACATCTGGGCATGTTAACACAACACCAGCGGAAAATATCGCCGTATTACGGTGCTTTTGATTGGCTTCTAACAATAGATTAATGTATCGTTCGTTGCCATACACCTTATAGGCAATTAAATCCCACATATCCCCTTGTATTGTTGTATAACTAGTCATAACTCAACCTCCGTTGTCCGGCGGTATAGCTACGCATCATTTGTTCAAATTCACGCATTTTAGCGTCTAATGCTGACATAATATCATCTGTTGAAGAACCATTACCCGCGTTAATAACTGGTGCGAAAGTAATTTGTACAGGTGCACCACTATTACTAGATGAGGATGTTACAGGTACGCTAGGTGCTAATGATACAGTAGGTGCTACAGCTGACTGCGCACCACTCACACCTAACATCCGCCCGGCCGTTTGCCATAAATTCATAGCATTTGCACTACCATCAATAGGTACAATTACTTCAGGATATCCAGCTTCACCAATTAACGCAACTTCTGGAGATGTAATAACACCACCATTAGCATACGCATTACCGCCTGCAGCTTGAACACCTACAGTAAAACCGCCACTAAATTGAGCCTTGATACTATCCCATGCGCCTGAAATTGCATTAGATACGGCGCTAGGAATTTGTTTAATCCAATCCAATACAGCGTTATAGGCATCACTTGCCCATTGTCCTGCGGCAGCTACGAAACCGGCTCCCGCATCAGCGCATGCACTAGGTAGATTCATGATGAAATTAATAACATCGTTAACCAAACTACTAATCCATGATGTAGCCGTAGCATATGCCTCAGAGGCAAACGAAATAACCGCCGCTACAAATTCAGCGCCTAAAGTGATCATATACATAGGCAAATTAATTAAGAAGTTATAGATATCATCGACCATAGCACTAAATGTAGTAACTGCGAAGTTATAACATTCTGTAGCGAATGATACGACGGCAGATATAACAGCAGTACCAACTTGTACAGCAATCTCTGGCAATCGTAAAATAATGCCTATAATGAACCCTACGGCCATACCAATATATGTTGGTAAGTTTAACCATAGATTTACATAGGCAATTATTGCCGCTTTCAATGCATTAAATACGCTAAGGCCTAATGATAAGAACCCATTAATTACAGCCATAATACCGGATATAATGGCGCTCCATGCGGAACTTAAAGCAGAACACACGCTATCCCATATTGAACTCAACCCAGAACATACACTATCCCAAACAGATGTTAATGTGGCACAGATAGTATCCCAATTGGTTACTAATAGGTATATCACTGCAATAATCGCCATAATAGCAAGTACCCAAGGTCCACCTATTAATGCACCAGCTGCTTTGAACGCACCCATTGCCGTTTCTACACCTTTAAATGCCGTGGTAATTGTAGTAATACCTGATGCCAACTTAGTAGCAGTGCCATATAGTAATGCCAATTTCAATCCATTAGTGACTACGGCGGCAATAGCTTCCTTATTATCCTTCATGAAAGTTACAACGGCTTGTAATACCGGTATCAGTGCCGGTAATATTTGCTGAGCAATTGGTATAAATGCCTGTGCCAAGCCTAATGCAACTTGCGTAGCTTCTGCTTTCAAGATGTTCATTTGAAGCCATATTTCATGGAGTGATTTAGGATCTATGCCAACACCTTTGATTTGTGACGCGGCTGCTTGTGCATCTGCGTAATTTTCAAAGACTTTAGTAAGCTCCATTCCTTTGGCACCTAATGTTTCAAGCATGAATTCTTGTCCACGGCCTTGTGCCACTGCATTTTGGTAGCCTTTAGCCATTGCATCCAACTGTTGATTCATAGGCAATAACTTGCCATTGGCATCGGTCAATGATACACCAAATTGACTGAGGTATCCTTGCAATGCTTCTGCACTTTTACCGCCACCTGCTAAAGTCTTATCCATTTTAGCGAATGACTTAGCCGCCGCTTCTACATCAACACCACTTAACGTCATAATCTTCTTAAATTGAGACGTCTCGGCAGTTGTCATATGCAGTTTATTGGACAATTGATAGAGTGCTTCACCGGCATTAACCACATTATCGATAATGGCACCAATACCAAATCCACCGGCGGCAACCATAGCGAAACTTGCAAGCTTTCCTGTAATACCACTTACCGCAGCACTAGCACCTTGCGCAGCTGATGCAGCACCTGCTAAAGGACTTGCACCGCCCATTTTACTTATTGCATTTTGATGTGCTGTCTGACTTGCGATATTAGACCGCAACTGGGCTTGCCGTTGCAACATAGAATTTAGCTTTTGCTCGGCTGCAATTGCTGCATTCCTGTCACTAGCGTTACCAGTCTTTTGCGATATGGCCTGTAGTTTTCTATACTGCGCCTGTTGGTCTTTGATTGCATTAGATAATTTGTTGAGTTCCTGAGACGCTTTTGATACGGAGGAGGATAACCCACCATCGAGTTTACCTTTAATGGCAATCGCCATTTCTAAGACTTTATTGGCCATTATTTTCTCCCTTTCATTGCTTTATTCTCGCGCTCGATACCATCACTAATGAGCTGAACGTGGACTATGAACTCATCCACGTCTAGCTCTCGAATGAAGTAGTCCATCGATGTGCTAGTGTATTTACTACACGTAATCGCACACTCGGTGAAATACCGTTCTAGGTCTGTTATTTTTCGGAATTTAGCAAAAAATTCTGCACCTCTAAGCAAACTCTAGTGAAATCGGCAGCCGGAAGGCTATAAATATCATCTACTTTACAACCGCATGCAGCAGCTGCTACATGTGCTTGATATGTCATAGATAATGCAGGAACTGTGATTGTTCTATCTTCATTCTTAGCAGACTTTTCGCATTTAATTAATGTATAACCGCTGATTCCTTCAAATTGTAAGGAATGGCCAGCTTTTACTAATTCAATACCAGTTTGTTCATGTGTTTCGTTCATAGTGTTATGTTTACTCATTAGTGATCGTCCTTTCTACAGACTAAATACCGAGTGCAGCACGAACATCGCCAAGGAAGTCTGTGCCATCAGAAATAGAATCTTTATAGGCATATTTATCGATTTCACGAACCACCTTGCCATCTTGTTCAAGTTTCAAGTATGTAGTTTCAATTGTGTTCGTTGCATCAATAGTATTGCCAGATTCATATGTGCCATTTTCTTTAGACTTAGCACGGCCACGAATAACGGCACGTGTAGGCACGATTACATATTTATCTTTACCACTATCCCAACATTGGATAGCACCACGTACTTCTAAGCGTACGCCACGGCCACCTGTAAGTCGGTGTGTAGTTTCTGTTGGAGTGTTCCATGTAAGTTTAGTTTCCATAGAGGAGTAGTGGCCAATAACTGGCGCTTCTACTTCGCCTGCAATGCCCACACCTTTTACAGTTTGAGTCATTACAGATTCACTAGGTAATTCCACTTTGGCAACACCTAAACAGTTGTCAGAACCTTCTTCATATACACGAAAGTCATTAAGTACTTCCGGTACTTGATTGATAGATGCCATGATTTATTACCCCTTTCTATACTGTTTGAAATAACGTTTTGAAATAGGAAACATCATATTCAGAAATGCTTTCAATTTCTTGCGCTGGAATTGGAGGTGTACGGTATTTGTGGAAACGAATAATACCATTCAACAAATCTGTTGTAGGGTTTTCTGCTTCTTTAAATTCAATGCGACCACCTAATATAAATCCACGAGAAGTAAGACCGTTAAGACGGATTGTTTCACTATCAAGAATTGTCTTGATGTTACGTGGCAAGATAGGCATATCTACTTTTTGCCAATACGTTAAGATGAATGTTTGGTCATCCCAATCATTGAATCGACGTACACAAATAAATGTATCCTTAACATCAGTCGTGCCAGGATATGCACCTGTGTAGTTGCCCCAAGATACCCAACCATTGATATTAACGGCTGTCATAATACCTTGAGAGTTCAATAAGTTAGCTTGGGAATGTGTAAGCATAACTTCCTTACCATTAGCTAAGCACAAGCCTGTGATGTTCATAGACTTATTGGACGGAGATAATGTAGGGATATCGCTATTGGATGCATCGCATTTGCCAATAATACCCATGATATGTGTAGACATATGGAACATGTAATCGCCATTGCGAACCATTGGCCAACATACGACTTCAGATTCACCGGTATAGCTATTACCTTTCTTCCATTCATACGCATCTGTGTATTTAACAACTTGTGTAGTATCAATATCTACCAAAGTAGTCGCACCAAATAAGTTATTGATAACACGAGATTTTGCTTTCATTACAGAAGCGACTGTAGGATTTTGGGAAAATCCAGGCGCAGCAATAAGACCAGGTACAATACCGAAATGATGATAGATTGTATCAATCAATTCAAAACCTGTTGCCTTTTCGTTACTATCCACACCCCCGATTACGTTCTTATAATCAAAGTTTTCTACATCAAGTTCATCGTATGTGAGGTTCAATGTAGTTGCGGAATCGAATTTGCCACCTTTTATAACAGAGATGATCAATTGATTCTTGTCATCAAATGCAGCCGTGTAATCTGTGTTGGCCACACCTGTTTGACCACCGCTAGATACTTGCAAAGTATTAAGCAATACTGCTGCTTTTACAATGCATTTCTTTTCTGCCAATGTAGCAGTTGTTGTAGTGGATTTCTTATGCTTAGCAGGATCCAATACGTTAATAAATACGATTGGAGCTACGCCATACAATTTAAATTGTGCGTACATTGCTTCACATAATGTGAAATGTGTCCAATCTTCAGAATAGCCAAGTTGTTGAACAGCTTCTTCCCAGCTATAACAGATGATTGGCTTATTAACTACTGCTCTAGGGTCTTCTGTAAGGTGTACCGGTGCAGTACCGAACACAATTGGAAGTCCGGCAGTAGTTTGGACAGGAGCAATTACAGAGGTAGCTTGCTCACTTGTTTTGACGCCATGATAAAAGGCCATTTACTTCACTCCTTTATAATTCTTCAATGCATTTACATAGAATACATTTAATTGTGTGCCTTGTGTTTTAACATCAATCATTGCTTGGTTGAGTTCATCCAAAGGCACGAATAAATGCATAAAAATAGGGTCTTCCGCTTCCGGCAGTGGCGCACCGTCGCTAAATACCATGAATTGGTTTAGCCGGCTACTGCGAAACGAAGGCCCAACATATACAACAGGGTTCATCGTTGTCTCCTATTCAATTACTTTGTTATCCGTAAATATCTTATTTAGATTTCTGCGAATAACAGGAATATATACTTCAAATTCAAGATATCCAATCCATTGAGGGTATGGTTGATCATCAGGAATTGTTGTATTAACGGTATTCTCCTTAATTTCATATTTAAGTGCGACCGGATTATTAGATAGTAACCGCTCACGCACTACCTCTAATAGGTGGTATAGTCCGACATGGCCTTTAGTTAAGGCTTCATCATAAGTAGTTACCAATACAGTAATACCTACCGTCGAACTATCTGCATCACTAACAGAGTACGGATGCACTACTACGGCTGGGCATAACTTGCGCTTATCTTCATTCTTATCCACTCTTGGTAAGAACCCGCTCCATACTCGAATAGGGCTCGTGGTAACATCACTGATTTCATTTAACTTGCGCAACTCATCCATGAGATAGGCAGCAATGCCGTCTGATACGTCTAATGGTGTCATTAGTTACCTCCTAACACGCGCTCTAATTCGTGATATAGGCGCTTTTCATACATTTCCATGCCTTCCTTTTGCATGGCATTCATAACAGTTTCATTACCAAACATTTGCGGTAAGGCCGGTCCATATATCCCCTTTAATGGGTATCGTTCCTTGCCTTGGCGCTTCATGAATATACCTGATGTGCTAACAAAGCCATTTGGTACCTTCGTTTCTGTGCCTTTTTTAATCGATACAAACACACCTTTTCGCTTAAGTGATTTAATTTTGAAGTACTTTTGAGCGCTAGTATAACCACCTTTGATACGCATTTCTGTGCCATCATTTAATTTATTGATAGATACACCGGACTTTACGACCGATACACCTTTAATGGAATAGATATTACGTAGTGCTTGCGTACCTGCTTTTCTTGCGGTTGTTGCAGCACGCTTAGATGCGGCTTGGCAGACACGTCGAACTCTATCTTCTTTTAATGTTTCCAGTGCTTTTTCAATTTTTGCTACTGCACTTTTATCAAGTTCTAGCTCAACCATCCATCAACACCGCCTCTAGCTTCTGCTCTGAGTTCGATAGACACGAGTCCATCTTCTTCCGTTGCACTTTGAACGATGTACACATCACCATCTAATCGGAATACGTTCCCCTGTGATGGAATTTCAGGGATGTCCTTTAATTTGCAATGCACAAATACAGACACCCCGTGCAATCCGTCATTTGATACGTGAGAGCCATTCGATATGAATGACTCCCTCGCCGTTGGCGATTGGATAACCGCTTTAGCTACTGTGCCATTTAGATTATGCCCTTCGGCGAATTCGTCTTCATTGAGAAATACATCGTCAATATCGCTTTCTAGGTAATCTCTAAATCGCATTATTTTTTCACCGTAACTTCCGCATCAACTTCAGGTAATTCCATTTCTTCTTCCGGTTCATCTGGAACGACTTCCAATGGTTCCGGTACTTCAACAGGATCATCTTCAGCAGATTCAAACTTATCAGATTCAAGTAAAGACAACGCAATCGCTTTCTTCTTGATGTCGACTACTTCGCCTTTGCCATACATCTCGCCTTCATGTGCTAAATAACCCTTTAATACTCTAATTTTCATAAGTAGGTTACCCCCTATTTAGTCTTAATAGTAGCCCAATCGTCGATAGTTTCAGGAATCAATACGCAACGAGAGTATACAGACAATGTTAATTCTTGTGTACCCTTATTAGCATAGTAGTAAGGCACATAAATACCTGCATATGTTGTGAATTGGTTGTCATCGTTAAGCAATGTTACTGCTGCGTGTTGTTGACGACCACGTCCAGGAACACCTAATACCGCTGCGTCATCACCAATAAATGGTTTTGCTTTACCTTCGTCATCTTGGTATGTTTCAAGATATGCGTACACATCGATATTCAAGGACATGATACGGCCAACATATCGAACTTGTGGAGACAAATATTCAGGTGCAAAGCTAAACATAGATATATTTTCGCGATTAGGAATAGCTAACCACTTATTGATAGACGTATTATCAAGAATGTATTTTTCAACATTTTTACCAACGACCAACACAGTTGGTACGATACCTGCATTTTCTTGAATTTTTTCAGACGCCAATTTTAAATCTTCATAAATATCAGCACCGGCTTGGTCCCATGCAGTAGTTGGTGTGATATCTTGTTCAAATTCAAAATCAATTTCATCAGTTAAAACAGTTCTACCATCATCCGCAAAACCTTCAATTTTGCATTTACCTGTAGTAAGTAGCTCTGCCGCCATTTTGTTTTTGCGATTAATAATTGTTTCTTGCAAGTAGGACAAATCTTCTGCTTGCATTTGTGCGGAACGTTGCGCAGGTGTCATTGTAGATATAATGTTTTCTGCAAATGCACGTTGGTCAAGTTGATCAGGGTCAATAACTGTACTAGGCCCCATCATAGGTGCTTCATATAAAGCAATTTTGGAGCCGGCACGTTTAACATTAACACTAGATGCACCACGAGATACGAAAGGTGCTAATGTGCGACCACGTTTACGAGTTTCTACTGTGATTTTTTTAGAAGTTGCAACTGCTGGAACTTGTGGGAAGAAAGTATCAAGCAAGAAACTTGCCGGTGCTTTCATTCGTTCTACAGCTTGCATTAAGGAAAATGTATCTTTGAAGTCAATTGCCATTATATAGTTCCCCCTATTTAATGCTAGTTAAAAATAAGTGAGCGTCCTTGAAGTCCGCTTCATGATCATTAATTTTATAAGCTTGGTCAACTACCAATACTTCACGATTAAAGCGACCAGAAATGTATACAGTTAATACATTATGGTCAGTAGTTGCAGTAGTGTCAGATACTACGATGCCAGCTGGTTTACCAGTTGTTGTAATTTTTTGAAATGTACCAGCATTGTTTTCAAGAACTTGGCCACGTTTATAATCGCCAGCTGCTACTTTTACATTTTGAGTTAATACCGGTACACCGCCACCACCTAATAGGTAATCAGCTGCGACACCATTTACTTGTTCGAAATATGCCATTATTTACCGCCTTTCTTAGCATTCGCAAATGCTACGACTTCATCAATTGCACTAGCTTTTGCTACTGCATCGTTAGTTTCTGGTGTAGATGCACCTTGAGGTGCTACTTGATCCGCACCGGATTCCATTTGGTCAATAACTAATTGTCGAATTTGGTCGACTACTTTGTTGTCAGTTGCAGGAACATCAGATACGGCAGAGATGAAAGGTGTTACTTCATCTACAGTTTTACCTTCCTTAACAGCCACATCAACTAAACGATTGATGACTTCATTGTCACCTTTTAACGCATTTAATGCTTCAACGCGTTCGCGTTCTGCTGTTACTGCTGCGTTTTCTGCAGGTTCATTTGTAGAAATACCGAGCAAACCTTTTAAGCTTGCCATGAATTGGTTTTCAGTCATAGGTTTCTCCTTACTTGTTAAAAATTGTTTGATTTTGGCTTCATTTTTGGCCGAGTATTTGCAAGATACTTTATTTACGATAACCATTCCGTTATTCATAACAGCTTTATCCGTAATCGCTGTATCTACTTCATCAATTAGGCCGTAGGACTTCGCCTCGTCCGCTGTGAGCCACGTTTCATCATCCATAAGTGTATTTACCTGTTCATCTGTCAAAACGTCGCTACGGCTTAAATAAACGTTTGCGATTGTCTGTTTAACACTCGCCAAATAGTTAGCCATTTTAGTTAAGCTGTCCGCATCAAAGCTATCGCCTAGATATACGGATGGATTGTGAATCATGTACAAGGCATTGCTTGGCATGATTACCTTATCGGCAGCACATGCAATAATCGTAGCTGCACTTGCGCACAATCCATCAATATGTGCCGTTACGTTGCCGGTATAAGTCTTAATCATATTGTGTATGGCTTGCGCTGCGAATACGTCACCACCGCCAGAGTTGATGCGCATTGTTAGGTCATTACCATTACAACTAGCCAAGTCACTTGCAAATTCACGCGGTGTAACTTCATCACCCCACCAAGAGGTATTAGAAATATCACCATACAAAATCAATTCAGATTGACCGGTACCATCTTGATTTACAAAATTCTTAACAGACCAGAATTTATTCATCCTCTTCACCTCCTTTCGCTTTAGATTTAGAGCCAACGGAAGGATTAACCGCATCAGCTAGCCCCATGCCATATTTCTCCATGAGTTGTTTTTCAAACGCAAGTTGTGCAATATTTTCTTCAAGATCTGTCCCTGTCATTTCGGCCGCTTCACGTTCGCGAGTGGAAACTCCATTCTGAACGCGAAGGTTACTACCATTCATATCCTTAACAGGGTCAAGAATTGACATAGTAGGTCCAAACCAATCAGCATTGCACCATGCTTTTCGAATCAATGGATCATCAAAGAAACCAGGCGCTTCAATTCGTCCATTCGCTACGGCTTCCATTAACCATACCTCATAGATTGGTTGACAGAAGTCACGAGCGAACCACTTTCGCCGTAGCTTATATTCTTCCCAAGCCTGTAACATTGCTGCACGGCTTGCAGAATACGAGGAGTTGAAGTTCTTCATTAGTACTTCGTAAGGTTGGTTAAGTGCTGCGCCTACTTGTTTGATGAGTTGCGTACTAAACACTTCAAAAGTAGATTGAGCATTGGATGCATCCACACTCTTAACATCCACACCTTTCGGTAAGGCATTTAATGTTCCAGGGCCCAAATTGTATTCTGATACATCAACTACTGGTTCCGTTGGATCATCAACACCATTGTCGGCCAACATATCATTTAATGAACCTGAATTTGTAACTGCTTCCGTAAAGAATAGTGCGAAGTACGATTTAATAATGGCAGATGTAAGCTCTGCATTTGTGTAACGATATACTTGCTTAAGTGTTTCAATGACTGGAGCTAAATAAGGCACCCCTCTGTACTGCTCAGGTCTAGTATCATTACTAATTTGCAGTACATTAGGAATACTTGTGCGTTTCCCGTACGCTTCGACCCTTGCCCATGTCGTTAACATACTTGTAATTGGTTCGCCAGGTACTTGATTGGATACCCAGTAGGCTACAATAGCACCGTCAGTATCGATTTCTACACCATTCAATATGCGATTTCCATTATCTGGGTTAAGTGCCTCAACACCAGTTGGGTCACCTGTAACATATGTGGAATTGGTAAGCGGATTACTTATACGATTACCTTCAATTAATTGAAGTCGCAATGTATACGGCATATCTGGTGTTGTTGGCTTACGTCTAAACACTGCGAAACTATCACCATCGGTGAGATATCCTTGATATGCGATGCTTTGCATATCGTATAAATTGTTCTTACGATAAATATCGCAGTCTTTTGATTCAGCCCATAAATCAAACTCGGTGCGAACCTTACGAGCCCAAGTTCTTGCATCCTCTGCGCTAATTCCTAAAATTTGAAATTTAGGTTTAGGGAATACATTGAGGCCTGCTCCAACTGTATGAGTTGTGCTCGTATTGATTGCAGCCGTGCCGACCGGTGTATTGATAGCTAAATCTGCGGATCTATCACGTAAAGTTGATAGATTTGCACCAATATCAGCCTTATAACCCAGTTTTCTAGGGTTATATCCCTTTAATGATTTGTTATCACGAGAGGCACCGCCCTCACTATATCCGCTATTTTTAGCCCTCGGATTGCTTATTTTAGCGCTAAATTTCTTGTTTTTTCTCGCCATTTTGCTCTCCTAATCCCTAAAAACTACCCGTTTTGACCGATTTCCACGCCCATTATCAGTGTCCATACCTGGTAATTTGGCGCCCCTTGCTACCAAGTCATCAATCATTTTTCTTACTTCGGCTAAATTTGCCCTTGTAAGAGTCCGATTTCCGATGGTATAGCTTTGGCCAGTCAAAATTGCTTCCTCGGCTTTGACATACCACTCTAACCGTACGTCAATGAGCCTTGGCTTACTTGAATAACTAGTTGCCATACATCCTCCTAAATATCTGCTACTTTACTAGCTCTACGAACGCGTTTCCGCATTGGTTTCTTTCGTGGAGTAGCTACTGTTGTAGTGGAATGGCCTCCACCTTTGACTACTTCCGCCAATCTATCCCAATCAGGATGGATTGAGTTCATACACGCTAGGTTATATACACGTAAGTCCAAAGGTTCATTACGAACCCCTGCAGTTGGTTCCCATATTTCATGGATAACGCCCTTACGTTTTACTTTCTTTTTGTGTTCCGAAATGATTCCCTTGAAATACAGCTCGTCATACCCTCTAGTCCCTAGGAATTCTTCATCCAATGGGAAATGAAAGTACTTAGCACCAGGCTCTTCGATGGCCAATCGGTTCATTACCTGTTGTTTCCCATCGTCTACACCTAGCATGACAAGCGGAATCTTGCTCCCTGAAGCTTTACCGATTTTATAATTTAAAGGTATACCAGGTGTTCCGGCCGTACCTTTGATAGCAAATCGTTGCTTACTGAAGTTCTTTTCACAATATTCGTATACTTTTGATGTGTAGTGACCGCCGGAGTCAATGAAAGCACGTGCCACTTTAAGACCTGTTCCGTTCTTAAATCGGTATACTTTATCAAGCACCGCATCAAGTGCATCCCATGTTGCTTTATTATCAGGTTCCCCAAGGATAACGCCCTTACATATTCCCCAACATTCTTCGCCGTACCCCCAACCTGTAATTTCATACTCTAACCGATTATCTTGTGTATCTACGGCACCAGTTAGTAGTAATACACCGTCCGGAAGGTCTGCGCCGTACTTTTCACGGCGCCTAATGAATTGCTGATAGTCTTCGAATGCACCTTGTTGTGCATAGGATTCGCCAAATCTGGTATTCATAACTACCTTTTCACGAGTAGGGTCTCCTTTAGCCTCTAGCCATTCCCTCATGATGTCATTCCAGGTTAGCCAAGGTGAAGTAAATCCATTTACAAAAAAACTGCGTATGCCATTGTGCAACGCAGCCGGGTTTTTCGATATGTACTTTTGAGTAACTTTCCGCATTTCGTCTTCAGAAAATGTAGATCCACAATCAGGGCACCGCCATTTCACATCACTAACTACTACAATCTTCCGACCTTTAGCGTCCTTATGTTCCTCTGTCTCACATTCCATCTCAGTATGTCGTATCAAATGGTACTCACCACAATTAGGGCACTCATGTTGCCACTCTTCTTGCGTTCCTGTTTGATACTCTACATCGATTCGTGAGCTACCTTCATTTGTTGGCGTAGAGAATAACCCCATGACCCTGTTCCAGAACGTTGTCATACGTTTGGCAGCAAGGTCTACTGGGTCACCTTCTGTGCCAGCACTATCTGGGAAGCGGTCTACTTCGTCCGCTAATAGCACACGTACAGGACGTGATGCCAATCCTGCTGGGCTGTTCGCACCGCACATGATAAGACGGCCACCAGGGAAGAGTTTAGATAAGATTGTGTTCTTACCATCTCGTGTCTTGGCCCCGTCTTCTGATTTTGTTTCATAGAATACTTGTGAAAGTACTTTTGTATCACGGATCATCGGAGAGATACGAGACTTTGAATAATCTTGAGCCAATTCGATAGTCGGTTGAATCATCATCACTGCGCATGGGTCAAGATGAGCGTATCGACCTAGCACATTATTCATTATATCTGACTTCCCTACCTGTGACGCTGACTTAACCACTACCCGATTGATACCAGGTTGTGTGAAAGCATCCATAATATCCTTTTGATATGGCGCTCTACTCGTTTTCCAACGTCCTGGTTCAGCAGAAAGGCCTTGTGATAGCATGCGATAATCATCAGCCCATTGGCTAACACTCGTTTTTGGTAGTGGTTTTAGACCCATTTTAGAGATATATTGCCACAATTCTTTTGCTGTTTTCATGCTATCACCTCCTTTTTTGCACTAAAAAAGCGCCTAATTTGGCGCATTATCATCATCTAATTCATCGCTATCCATGAATAATGACGGCGTATATTCACTTAATTCAGATAATTTATCCTCAATTTCTTGCGTTAACAAGTTATATGCTTCCTCTTTTGTCACATTCTGTAGTTGTGGCGCCAATTTAGTTGGCAACCCTAATAATTGTGTGCGCAAATTGACAAGCATTTCTGTCATTACCTGTTCTACCGTATCCGCTGAGTACACTTCGCCGTTCATTTTGGCTAGTTTCAACTCAGCAATCTTGCGTTTCGCACGTTCATTCTTGGCCTTTTCAACCTCGAATACCGCATCATCGGAACTGCTTACCTCTTCAGCAGAAGATTGGCCCTTATATTTGACATAATTGATAACGGATTTGATAACCAAAATCTGATTTTTTTCATCCGTTGCTAAAACCCCTTCTTGGAGCAGTTGCGAAACACGTTGACGCGAGAGTCCAAGTGCTTTTGCCAGGTTCGACTGAGAGGCTGTGGCAGTTTTTAAATCATCTGTAATTTTCACTTATTAATCAGTCTCCTTTCATTACCTGTATCACTAGCAAGGTCATAAAAAATTTAAAATCTAGGCAATTTTTGGGGTCTCGGCCACCGCACCCTTTCAACTTTGGCCAGAAGGACCCACAAAAAAATTTACTCAAAAATTCAACGAAACGTGTAATAATTTAAATTTATTTTTTATTTTTGCGGTGAAATAGACGGCGCTCATCTTCATGACGGTGCCGTGCCTCATCCCTATCTACATGTCTCATCATATGTTGTGCATGCGAACATGAACGGCAATAACCATTAGCTTTTATTACTATTTTGTTAGCGCCACACATCCCATGATGATTATCTAAGCATGCAGTCTTGTTACATCTTACATTAGGCATACCGTTCACATCCTTTCATCGCCTACTCAATACACACAACTCACAAGGTATAAGTTTCTTAAGGTTGTGTAGTTATATATTAAAAGAAATCAAACATGAATCATTGATTGATGAGTTGTGTGTATTCAATAGGCACCAGTGGGGGGAGGGGTATATCATATGTATAAAAATAAAAGGCCCGTATAACTGAATGGTTACACGAGCCTAATATTTTGTTTTGAGTGATTTGGTGAATGATTGCTCAGTGGCAATTTTCACATATATATAATATCACATATCTAAATACCAGTTTGGTACTATTTGGGTCAGTTTGGTACTATTTGGGTCAATTTTTGACCTAATTCAATTAATGCTTCTTTTTTGTATGACTGTACCTGTGTTTTACTATACCCTATAAATGATACCACACCTTTAAAAGACATACCATTAACATATTCTTGCATCAATGTTATCTTTCCTTCAACGCATTGTAAGCGCTCAATATGTTTTCTTGCATCTTCTCGTAACTGAATCAATGCATTTGTTTTCTCAAGGCATTTAGATTCACTTTCTAACATCCTAGCTATACTGGCCTCTAACCCCTCTTTAATACCTCCACCGGATACACGATCTTTACTGTAATCTATTGCACTTAGCGAAGTGATATCACTCCTTAATCTTTGTAATTCCCGTTTGGCTGATTGTATTTCTAATGTACAGGATTTAATTGGCTTTAAATATTCAATAGCCTTTCTTATATATTTCTTTTCGTCTTCTTTGTCCATTTATCCGCATCACCTCCCGTTATAAATTTATCACCCTTTTATATGTCATATCCCATTGCTTTACGATTTATTACATATATCGTTTCCGCATCAGTATGTTCTCTTTTAGCTATAATTTTTAAACAAGTTTCTTTGTTAGGCATGTTTCCTGCATGTGTATTTACATGACATTGACTACATAATTGAATTAGATTTTCTCTGATATCTCCACCACCACTACCACGAGAAAATACATGATGTGGTTCTATATTACATAGTCTGCCACAGTATTCACAATGGTTTGTTCTAATTGTTTTAATCATTTTTTTATCAATGATTCTCTTATGTTTAATCGCCATTATTTATTACCAGTACTTCCAAAACCGCCTGTACGTTTCTTTGTAGTCCTATCCTTAGCCGTAATACGATATGGCATGATAATTAATTGCGCCAATCTTTCGTTCTTATTATATTCAAACGGCTTATCTCCTAAGTTCCTAATAGGTATCATGATATGACCTTCATTATCGTCATTGTTGTAGTAATCTGCATCAATAATACCTGTTCCATTCGCTAGCATGACATCATTATTAATACCCACACTTGATCTTAAATGCAGTTGAATATGTTCATCATAGTTTAATCTGCATTTAATGCCAGTAGGAATGAGTTTGGTTTTATGTGGTTCTACTGCCCCTGTTTCATATGGCTTAACATCATATCCTGCTGCATACTCTGTTTTTCGTTCAGGTAAATCAGCATCTTCATATCCTGTTACACGTTCAAATTGATTTTCGTTCATTTATTTAATCCCCTTTTTTACATAATTTTCTTTTACTAATAGTTCACTATCGATTTACCCATTTCATGCATCCAATTTTTAAATAATGCATTAATCCTGTAGGACTTAGTTCATACCAATCGGCTCTGGCTTTAGCACGTTTTACAAATCCACCAAATCTCAATAAATTTCCTCTGTAACTATCTGTATCGGTTTCATCAATTAATATCAACCCTGCATCACCCAGCATATTATTAATTTCTTCACGATATTCACTATAAACGCAACTAGGCATTGCGTAATACAAGTACTTTACATTCTTGCAATCATGGTATCGTTTCTTTTTAAAGTCATTCTTAAAATCTTGAAAATTCGTTTTAATTTCAACTTCTGTAAGAAATTGTGTTTCCATAGAAAAATACACAAAATCTGCTTCGTATTCAGTTTTTCCCGGACAATACATACTTACATTTGGTATACAGATATTATTACGAAATAGGTGTTTCCCGAGTACCACTTGAATATCTCTTTCTGTCATTTAATATCATCCTTTATACATCAATAAGTTTTCTCTTCATTATATCGATGGTTATTTACAATGTACTTTTATTTATAATTTCCCTCTGAATCGATATAATCACCAATACGATATTGCTCTGTTTCCATAACTACAAATGCACGATTTTCGTATCCGTGCTCTTTTTCCCATGCTTGGAACACCTTTGATAGTGCATCGCTTAGTTCATCAATATGCTCTTTTTTTACACTTCTCATGTAATCATCAGAATACTCTATGATTTCATAGTCCATCCAATCATCAGCAACTTTCCAAATCACTTGTTCGCCGTCTACTTCTGGTACATATTTATAAGGATGTCCAATTTCTACGTAATCATCAAGTACATCTTGTTCTAAATATTCAACATCATTCTTCTCATCCCAACAATAATGTTCATAATAATTTAAAAAGTCATCAATAGCTCCTTCAATACTTCCTTGTGGATCACCCGCATCACCATCAAAGCACCAGCAATATTGATTTTTATCCTGTTCTAGCATTTTTAATAACCTCGTTTCTTCAGATATTGCCATACAGTACTAGTAGATTTATTAACTACTACTGCAATAGCACTTAATTTCAACCCTTGTTGTCTTAATTCAACGGCCTTATCTACCCATTTTTCAGGTACCTTATTGGCCATTCTTAATTTTTGACCACATGATTTACTACAGGTTTTTGTTGTATTACGTAATCTATATTCTGTTTTATATTTCTTTCCACAGATTTGACATACCTTTTCCACCATCTGCCCTGTATGTTTATCTACCGCATCATATTTATGTTCTTTTACTCTCTTGTTTTTATTCTGCTGATCATCTTCCAAGTTATATTTCCAAATTGGTAAGTGTTGTAAAAAATATGGTACGTTGTTCATCTGCTATTAACTTCCTTTATCTGTCACATCTACTAATTGATAATATGCACATCACAGTTACACCTATACAGGTTCCAAAGAAACACCCTAATAAGAATATCCAAATCATGAACAGCTCCTCTTATTCTTCGTAGTCATCTTCTACATCGTCCTTTAAGCTAAAATCAAATTTTGCTTGTGCCCGTTCTCCTCTAATATACCCACGTATCCTTGCCTCTAGTTCTCTCAAGATACCGATGTCTTTCGTATCCATCACATCAAATAAAGTATTAACTCTTATCGCACCTGTTTTAAAACCTATTCCTGCTTCTGGTGCCATTAAAGAGCCACAAAATACTAACGACTCTAATTCATCCGTTTCTCTTGCATATCTTAGTTGTATTTTAGAAACATTAAGCATGCATTGTGTATCTAATCGACAGAGCTTTCCAAGATACTCTAATACTCTAGCTTCCATTCTTTTCCACGCATCATACAATTCAGGACTTTTCTCATCCTCTGACTTTATACGTAGATCTGCTATAGCACCTGTACTCAAAATATCTTCATATATAATATCCATTCCTACGCCATATGTTGCAAAACTCTTAATTTTCATTATTTTCCCTCCAATATAGCTATACTTTCAGCAGTCCAATCATACATATGTTTATTAGCTTCTTTATAGAAGATGGTATCCGCATCAATTCGTTTGTTTTGACCTTCTACATACACCTCAATAGTTGGTGTTCCCCATATACTAGTGGTATATGCCTCTTTATGAATAACTTCACCATGGTCATATATAATGCCAACCGTGTTATCCCAATCTTCTTCAATTCCCGCATATACAACACAATTACAGCCAATATTAATAATGTGTCGTGCTACTTTTTCCCAATCCAAATTTCTTGGTTTATTTCCATTAAAAAATGCTGCATTACATTGATTGATACATTCATACGTATCCATGTTGTGCCTCCTAATCAAATACATTCCCTTTAATTTTTATTTCTTCTGCTTCATTCACTATGAATCCTAAATCCCAATAACATTTCTGTTCACTCGTAATGACCGAGACACACCATTTCATATCTTGTTCGTTGTAAAATACCTTGGCAATAAATCGTCTGCTACAGTGTGGCATTTTATATTCAATGATGTCGTTTTCATAAATCAAATCATCCGCATCATCTACACCATCTGTAGCCCTACAAATCGTATACTCCTTTATACTGATTGGTTTCTCATTTTCCTGATATATTTTACATTTCCCATCGTGTCTAATTGCTACACCATATACCCAACAATTAACCGATTTTGCTTTAACATGTGTAATTCCCATGTTATTATCACCTACCTTGCCCTTATCACCCATAGTTGGGCTAATAGTGTTATGATTTCTTTTTTATGTGGTATATCTTTCGTTTCTAATTCTGTTACTATATCCGCTATATACGCTTTTGGTATTACCGACATATTTGCATACCGCATCATCTTATCTGCTCTTGATTCCATATCATGCGCTCTCGTACTTATATGTTCCTTTTACAATACGATAAGTTGAACCATATGAAATTTTGTATCTTTTAGCCATCTCCCTAAGTGTATAGTTTCCTGTTTTATAATCTTCACATATCTTATTTCCTATACTTTGACTTAATTTATTGTGTTTTAAGTCTTGCATATCTTCTTGTAAAATCGTTTTACAAGAACGTATTCCCATACATTTTAAGGCTCTAGTAATTGTCACATTACCATATACACAAGCCCATAATGCCAACCAATTTAATCTCACACCTGTAGGATCATTCATAGTTATATTTCACCTAACCTTTCTTCTGTCTTTTTCTGTCTTTTTCTGTCTTTCTTCTGTCTTCATAGAATTTACATCCACTGCAATACTTGGCCATAACATACGGTCTTTTAACTGCTATCCCCATGTGATTTGGACATGGTAGCATAAGCTTATGTTCATTAACACATGTATTTTTAACAAATAACCCTCCAAATTCAGTTAGTTGAATGGCATGCTTACATGTTTTTGCTTTCTTATATTCCTGCCGTCTTGCCACTACCGCATCAACCTTTCTGCTTTTCTCTTCGCATTATATCGCACATTTGTTCTGTTCTTTATTTCTTTATCTGGCAGTGTCTCTGCGCTGCCTTTAAAAGGGAATTTGTTCATCATCGCCAAATGTTTCAAAATTACTTGGCTCATCATCTTTATTCGATAAGCTATCACCAATGAAATCTGCTACTACTTCAGTAACATATCTCTTTTCACCCTCTTTAGTCTCATAGGATCGTGTTTGTAGTCTTCCATTTACAATACATCTATTTCCTTTGATTAGCTTACCTGCATGTTCGCCTAACTTATTCCACGCTACACAATTAACATATGCAGTTTGTTCTTTTATTTCACCTGTACTCTTATCCACATATTCATTACTAGCAGCAATAGTAAATCTTGCTACCATTTTTCCATTTTTTGTAAAAGTTAACTCTGCGTCACGCACTAAATTCCCTATTAATTGCACATTATTCATAATTTCCTCCTAATCTATCCGTTTATTCCAATATTTTTCACAATCTAAATACTTTGTTGCTTCCTCGAAACACACAATGGCCGAACATTTATCACATACCACCATATGATGCTTTTCTGTAACTTTAATACCTGTTACCACTCTGATTGATTTATTCCCGCAGAATGGACATGGTCTCAGTCGATTTTCTCTTCGCATATATTTCACTCCATTTCGTAAGACGTATTAATCTATATGTTCTAAATGGATATCCATAATTATTGATACCTTCATATACGCTATCTTTATCCAAATAATAGCCTTGTGGAACTTTAATTTCTTTTCTCCACTCCGTAGCTTTAATAGTTTTACTTTCTACCTTTGGTTTATCTAAATTCGTACTTGAAACCCATTTCTTAGATGCATATGTTGGACTGCCTTGTATATCCATTTTTCGTTCTTTTATAAAATACTTGGCTAATCCAATTGCATCTTCAGCTTCCCCTCGATATAGTTCTAATTTTGTATATCCATATTCCCATAACTGTTTTAGAATTTTAGTATTTAATCGAATACCTTGGTTAAGTAGCATATGAAAGTGTATTTTGCCTTGCCGTTCCATAATATAAATATATTTACAAGGTTCATTTTCTTTCTTAAATCTCGCCCTTAACCTTCTAATAAATTTAGTCATCCTATTTTTTGCTTCAGTTTCATCAGGATCATCTCGAAATGTCAGTGTTAGATAATAATCGTCTTCCACAAAATTCATATCTATCAATAACCTCAATTTCTTTTCAGCAATACGTATGTTATTTTTACGAATCATTTCAGGTGTTACATGTTGTTTTTCACTTCTAGATTTCTTTCCTATTTTCCCTAGATATGAATTACCCGTAATTGAATCTGTAACCTCTCTGATATTCTTCGATTCTATTACTGTTCTCCTACGCATTTATTTACCCCTTATGTCGAGTTGTTAATATATCTATCAAGTCCCACAAATGCAGTTGAAACCGCATTTTTACTAGACTTTTCTCTATATATGAGGTAAACTATAAATAGGATTATTTATGGTTATATTCTCATATAACTACTTAATGACCGCCGTGTTATAGCACGGCGGTTTTTTTATTTGTTAAATTCACAATGCCATTCACCTTGATATCGCATTAAGTATTGGCATTCACTACAACATGTATCACATACACGCTTCTTTTCTTTATGACATACAATTGCACAATGTATTGGTTTTCCACATATTGGGCATTCCATGTTAGTTAATTGGTTGTACCAGTCATCCATCTTGCCACTCCCTTTTTAGTTGTGCTTCTACTAATCGGCACTGTAGTTTGAATACATTAATTGCTTCTTGTGCATTTAAATAAAGCACCTTAGCGGTATCTCTTCTTAACCTAAGCTCAGCAATATATTCATCTCCCTGTGCTAGATCACGTATCAACGTAACTGCTACTTTTTCCAATCTGGCCGAGGCTATAAATTTAGCCTTGGCCTTTTTATAAGCATACTCAGCATTTGCCAAATCAATTCCTCTATCTTTGGCTAAACGCAATGCTTTATTGAGTTCTAATTGTTTATCTTGTAAATAAATATATAAATCTGCACCATTCATCATTTTGATTGTTTACTAAGTTCTACTTCTTTAATAAGTTGTTGAACAAGTATTTCCAATTTAGAAATACGGCTGTCTTTGTCTTTTGCCTCTTGAATGTAATCGGCACCTTTTCCAGTCTTAAATGAGAGGCTTAGATTATATTGATTTTCAGCACCTAGGGTAGCGCCGAAACCTAATATGATACGTTCATTAGGTCTAGCGAATACCCCAATGGCTACGGCATTACTATTTCTGTAATGACCGTAAGAAATCGCGTAGCTCACCTTGTCATTTCTGTTGAACTCCAAAGGATGGAGCCCAGCCAATGCTGCGGAGCTTGCGCCTAATTTATTTAGACGTGCATTCGTTTGATTGATTTGAGCCATACCTACTTGGTTTTGTGCTCTTAATTGACGCATATTAACCGCATCAGTATCAGCAACTCCATCCGCTATATCGTGGATTTGTTGATTTCCTGCAGTAATGTTTTGCGTTGTAAACTCTACATGTTTACCATTACTGTCGGCAGTCATGCCATTCATTGTGTAACTTGCTGTATCTAATGTATTTGTATTTTCTAATTTCAAACCATCATGAGTTACAGCTGCGTTTGTATCACCATTAAAGAAATGAGCCTTTTCTTTATTTACAACACTACGAACAGTATCTACATTTGTTCCAAAGTTAACAGAATTCATATCATGTAAATCTTTGTTTACATTTACGGAAAATTCCATGCCACCATTCATGTTAGTTGTTTGAGATACTGTTGTATTATTACCGTCACCAACTGTAGTGAAATTCAATGAGTTGATAACTGCATTTAATTGGCTACCATTCACCGCATCAGTAGATGTTGAATCAATTCTCCCTGCAGCTACATTTGTAATAGTGCGTTTATAATTCATTACACCGCTCATTCCTGCTTTATTTGTAGTGCCAACAGAAACAGTACTATCAGCTACACCACCAGCGAAGTCGAATTTCTTGCCATTGATATAAATATGATCTGTGCTAATAGTAGTATCAGTAGTAGAATTTGTGCCTAATGCTACTGCATTAGGTGTGTCAGCTAATGTATTATTGCCAATCGCTAATGCATCAATTGCACCAGCTTGGCCATGAGTACCAATGACTACAGCGCCTTGACCTTTAGTTTTATTATTCGAACCGAAAGCTAGTTGTTCTTTAGAATTGTCTAATACCTGGTTGTTATAACCAATCACAACACTGTGACCACTTCCTATCGTGCCATTGTTTGAACCGATAACAGTCGCATTTTCTGCGTTTACTGTATTAGTACGGCCAACAACAACCGTACTTTCACCATTTGCATAGGCGCCGTTACCTATAGCGATGGTATTATAAGCACTTGTTCGTGCTTGGTTGCCCATCGCAATGGTGTATTCAACTAGGCTTTCAGCATGACTGCCGAAGGCGAAACTATTGCGACCTGCTGCAGTTGCATTGTTACCACCTGCGAACCCATTTTCACCTGTAACTGTGTTATCAGTACCAAAGGCAAATGCGTTGTTTGCATCAATGTGATTTTGGAAACCAGATACCATTGAGCTTGTAGAATTTGCAGAAATAGTATTATCTGTCCCAACGATTGTATTATTGCTAGTAGCACCGGCCACGTTAACGGCCAATGCAGAAATTGCTAAAGTTGTAATGATTGTCTTATTTGTGTTCATTGTTTTTATCTCCTATATTTTGTAAAATACAGGTAGAGTTTGAGTACTCTACCAAAAGTCCGCTTGCTGTCCAAGGCTATTAGCGGGCTTTTTTTCTTGAATAAAATTTGATCTCTCTTGCCCAGTAGTTACTTAAGATTAGTAACACGAACCCAAGCAAGATTTGAAGGATTGCAGTATAGAAATCAATCCTGTTAATTTCTATAGAACCTATCGTCCCTATGATCATTAGGAATGCTACGTCTCTTAATACCCAAATCAATTTCATCATTATCTATACCCTTTCAATATGTTGTAAATCTGTTCTATACTTTTACCTTTTAACTCCCTAACTACCTCCTTAGCTAATCTATCCGCCTCACGAAATGCAATTTCATTGCCGTACTCGTAAGACTGAGTAGATGTCGGTTCTTGGTATCGTTTTTCATACTCAATTTGATATTCAGCTTCATAAATATCGCTAAGAATGCGTTTACGGAGTGTATTTAATACCTTCCCATAAGCACAACTATTCCATCGGATGCAGTTATCTATAAATGTACGTGCAGACTTTACAATTTCATCTGTTAATACTTCACATTCCCTGATTGTTGCTACGTGCGATTTAGCCATTCTATGAAAATTTTCGTATATGTCCATTTGTACCCTTTCTATTCTCCAATTCGTGCCTGGCACCGTTTGGCTAGCCAAGCATTAAACGATTCAACATGGATAAGGCGCTTGCCTCCACGCTTACCAATTCTCATTGACGGGAAGTCAAAGTCCTCCGCCCATTGGCGAATAACTGTTTCCGGTACACTGGCAAGCTTTGCAGCTTCGGCTACCGTGATGCACATCTTATTCATAGTTACCTCCTTTTACAAAATTTTAAGTATCCAAACTGCTACTGATACGCCTAATGAAAAAGAAGAAATCAGTACAGCAATGAATGATAAATAATACCAAACCCCCTCCTCCGATGATTCAACTCTTATATATTTATTTTGATACCCTAATTTTTCTGTATCTTCTTTTGTATGTATTCTTCCTACATATTTTTCCATCTCTATATTTTCTGTTCTTATTACTTTTCAATCCTTAATGCTATAATCACCTTGATTTGTAATCGCTATTTCCATTGGTACTTGCCTAAAAGCTCAATAATTTTCTTTTCATCTAAATTGCCATGTGTGCTAACCGTTACACGTGGCAATTTATTTTTTGTTACTAACTTATTAAGTCTTTTAAGCTTTTTAATTGCACAGTCTAATTCAGTTGTATCTACTTTGATTTTTACTGTGTATTCTTTTACACTATTGATATTTATTTGATTTCTTTTTAAAATTACTTGATGTAATTTTTCTTTAATTTCTTTCATTTGTTTCTCCTTCGTATCGCCTTCCCTAGTGCTATAATTACTCTGAAAGGAGGTCTTTTATGAAACCCACTAGCGACTTATTAAAAAAATCTGAAGCTATTAGTAATGCCATCCAAAAAAATATAGGGATTATGAAGGCATTACCTATTTCTAATCTTCAGTTATCGCAAAATTCTATTGAACAAGAGTATTTAAACTATAAAGAAGAACTTGATTCCTTTGATTCACACGCTCATTCTCTAACCAATGAAAATTTAGAGAAATTAATATTATTCATTAATAGGAAGTCAAAAACTTACGCTGAATTAAAAGCAGAAGTATCAATATTGAACGATGCAACTCTCCAATTGTATTTATCCAATACTCCCAAAAAGAAAGTTGAACCACCCTTTTATTCTATTGATCGTATATCTGCAATCTCTAATACTACCTCTCTAATACATTCCTACTTTAAACTTGTAACTATACCAAAAGATTTTTTTGCCCCTTATTATTTTGATGATTCTGATGAATTTCAACTAACTGTATCTGGTTTAAATTTTTTGCATCAGTTGGAAAAAGAAAATCATGCATTACAACTTGCAGAAGAAAGTCTTCGTATTTCAAAGGAATCTGCTAAATATGGTAAATTTGCTGCATGGTTAGCTGGCATTGGTATATTTACAACAATAATAATTGCAATATTAACCTTTATATTCTCGTAATATTTAGAATCGTTAGGATCACTGCAATCACAAACAGTCCCAAATTAACTCTTGTGCAATATCTTATGTCTTCTAACTTTTCCTCTAGTGATTGGTCTTTGTTATATTTCAAAGCATTAAAATATCTAAATATAATCCACTTTTTTTGAGCCGCATCATGTGGCTCTTTTTTCTTCATTTGATTTCACCTCTTTGTTTTATTTTCATCATTTGTTCATGTATAATGTTTTTTGATAGGATAATGACATATGCTGAACTACTTGGTAACAAGTAGATGTAAAGGATAAAAAGCCTTTTCGATAACATCTTGGTGGTCCAACCACAATTAGAAATTCTTAAAAATACAAATAAAGCTATTTCTATGATTCCATCTTCTGCAAAAACTTCACTTGCAAAAGAATTTACTCTTAATGCTCAAACACAAGGAGCTTTAGCGTTAGCACAAAATGTAGCTAATAACCCAATGCTTCAATTTGCGAAATCCTCTGGTATCGCTCAATTCCGTGATTTTGGTTTAAGAAAGGATGTTTACACGTCCCATTAGTAAGTAATTACTAATTGCAAATTGGGTGAATTCAAGGAATCTCCTGCTGCAACAGGACAATCTTGAGCCAAGACAAAGTAAATGCCTCGTATGCTTTGTAAGGTGCAACGCATAGATGGTGAGTAGCATTACCAATAATCCATCCACGAGCGCCCAATATCCTATCTATCGCCACTAACTTTTGTTAGTGGCTTTTTATTTCATTTACGACTATCTAAACTCGGTTTTCCGTGCTTGCTTTGTAAAAAAAAGACGATAAATCTCATGAGGTGGTAATGGTTCTGATTTACTTTCATTAGCCACCTTATCTATTTCCTTTTGTGTAAATGGAACTCTATTACCTAGTCGTTCATATATCTGTGTTGTTCCAATACCTAGAAACTCTGCAAACTTCGTTATTGTTCCATAATTTTCTTTAATGAACTTTCTAAGGTAATCATAATTAAAAGCCATCCTATCACCTCATTTCTTTGTACGGCTTTCCGTGCTTAAATGATATCCTAATATTACACTAATGTCAACGCTTTTCCGTGTTTAAGTTTTATTTATACTTGCTTTTATTCGCTTTTCCGTATATAATAAGCTTGCAATTAGAGATTTAGGAGAACTTAAAATGAAATCACAATTTATAAAACGTTTAAATTCAATTCTTCAAAAACGGAATCTTAGCCAAGCTGATCTATCAAAAATGACTGGTATCCGCTCATCATCAATATCTGATTGGTTAAATGGTAAATACGAACCAAAACAAGATAAAATATCTATCATTGCCGATGCATTAAATATAAGTCCTGTATGGCTTATTGGTTATGATGATGATTCCGCATCACAACCTGAAGGTTACTATGTGGACCCTGAAGCGGCCGAATTTGCTGAGTACCTACGCACACGTCCAGGTGCGCGTATGCTCTTTTCTGCAGCAAAAGATATCTCTAAAGAAGATATGCAAAAAGCTGTGGAATATATTGAATTTTTAAAATCTAAATATAAGTAATTGTCCGCAATATCAGAATCAATATAAAAGAAAGGAGTTTGACAAAGAGTTCTTGCAATGGTATATTGTGTACATGGTATCTGGGGAGGCTTTGCAAAAAGCTGCAACCTGAAAAAGGTCATGTACACTTATGTGTGCATGGCCTTTTTATTATTATGAAATCATTTAAAACTTATGATGAACAAATAGATATATTATCCAACTCTGGTTTACTGCCTAAGTATACTGATAAATCACTTTGCCCTAATATAAATGGACCCGCTGTATTTCATATTCACAATCCATTTAAACGTTTAATCTCTGATCGTGATATTAGAATGGCCATGTTCAAAAATTCTAAACCGTATGTGAAAGATTTACTACAAACTTATGGGTATTACAATATCATTAACCAATACAATAAGCCATTTCTAACTAACAATGATTATATTAATGATATTGATTTCTTTAAGTTATTTAGTATTCAACAAGTTGATACTAGAATTAAAAATCTTATATTCTATCCAATTCTACAAATTGAGCAACGTCTAAAGACATGTATATCTTATGAGTTTGCAAAAGCCTACGGACCATTTGATGGTGATAGCATTGATTGCCACTATATAGAACCATATTTAAATGAATCAAATTATACACATAATCTAAAGACTAAAAATAATGAACTAAAACATGAGTTATTAATAAAACGATTAAAAAAGATATACAAAGATTCTACCTACAAGCCATTTGTTCACTATCGGACAAAACATGGTCACATTCCTATATGGATTTTTATTAATAAGCTTTCATTTGGTGAAATGCTACACTTCTATGAAGTTCTTAAAATTCAGGATAATATTTCATCATTTTTCCATATGACTCCAAGCCAACTACGTACATGTATTTTATTTTTAAACCAAGTACGTAATGATTGTGCTCATTTCTCTAGCTTTATCAATCAAGACTATCCTAAACTTAAAAATAAACTTCCATTACTTATTAACTTCATCCAAACTCATAGCCTAATTTCTCAAGATTCTATTACTAATATTTTCAAATTACTCATTGTTTTTAAATATTTATTGCCAAGTGATGCATTTATCAGTTTTACCCAAGCTATCGATAAGGATGTATTTAGTATGATTTATTCAGAATACATACCTGTTATCAGTGAATATATGCAAAATGTTCTCATGGCCCCAACACAAAAATCATATAAAGAAAAGCTAGACTTCTTACGAAATGTCCAAGTCTAAATATAAGTAATATCTACAAGGGAGAGTGATATTATTGGTTATTAATCTTATTTATTGTGACTTGCCAAATGCTAAAGCAATTTCCGAAGAATCCGAGGACGTAGATACTCATAACATCTACATAAATAAAAATCTCCCTCATGACCGTATGAGGGAGGAAATAAAGCACGAGCTAATTCATATCATTCGTGATGACTTTTATGTTAATCATCACGTTAATTTAGTCGAGCGTATGGTTAGGATGTCTCAAATTGAAGATAATGACCTTAACGGAATCGATTTTTACCATCATATTATTTAACACAGGGAGATTTTAAAATGAAAAAGGGATTAGTATTAGCAACAATATTTGCATTATGTTCAACAATGATGGTTAGTGCCAAGGAATTCAATGACGCACGTTGGCAATGGTTTTATTCAAATTCTGACTACACAGGGAAAGTCGATTTGAATACATTGTCATATGATCCATCTACTGATACTGCTCAAGCGTGGGCTGTATGGGTACAAACTAGAGGATTGCAAGAATTAAGAGAATACAATATTCACTTCGCTGATTCCTCTGTTACCATCAAACATTATTATATTTATAAAAATGGGTCTGATACTGCTATTAATGAAGGTAATGCAAATAACACTCGTACACCTGCACCAGGTAGCGGTGGCGAAGCACTTATTGCATCTGTAAAAGGGTTAGTTGGCCGTGATGCCAAATTAGCAGATTATAAGAAACAAGAAGCCGCTGAAGCACAACTTCAAGAGCAAAAACGCATTGAAGAACAACAAGCAGCCGAAAAGAAAGCTAAGCATGACCACAATCGAGATATTTTAAGAGGGATATTCGGAATATAATCCATTGGATGAGTCTTTTTTAAGCCGGCTATCATGTGAGTTGCTTCGAATTTGTTGGCATTAACAAATTCGTTGGAAATAAAAAAATAAGCCCTCACCGCAGTGAGGGCCATTAAAAACTTCATACCTAAGAGGTACTCTATTTTTACCCCACAATTATTATAGCATACCTCTAAGGCTAATCACTATACCAAGGAGGTTATTATTATGGCTAAAAAACGAACCGATGGGCGCTACCAAGTATCCAAAATGATAAATGGTAAGCGTAAATACTTTTATGGTACTACCAAAAAAGCTGCCATAGAAGCCATGGAGAAATACGTAAATACAAATCAAGCATGTGCTAATTTCGACGATACTATTTCATTAAATACCTGGATTAATATATGGTTGCAACTAAAAGCAAAGACTATAACGCCTGCCACATATCAAAGTTATACTGGTATTATCAATCGCTATATCAGAGATAAAATCGGTGGTGTAAAGTTAGCCGAAATTAAACCTAATACATTACGGTATGTATTTGAATCAATGGATGGATTATCATCAAGGACTATATCCTACACCATGACAATTCTAGGATCCATATTAGAGCAGGCAGTAAAAGATGATATTATTCCTAAAAACTATATGAAAAACATAGACCGGCCAAAACAGGTAAAAGTCCGTCATATGGTAACGCTATCTGCAGATGAGGTTAAAAACTTCTTATCCAACATCTCTAATGTAGAACATCATGCACTCTTTAAATTAGCATTTGCAACAGGTATGCGGCGGTCTGAATTATTAGGCTTAAGATGGTCGGATATTGATTTCAAGAAATCAACTATATCTATTTCACAAACTGCCCTCAAAATCGGATCTACGGCAGTTATATCCCATACAACTAAAACCACATCTTCAAAACGGATAATTGCCATTGATACGGAAACGCTCCAGGAGCTTATTAAGCATAAAACAGTCATAGACAAGCGTAGAATTAAAACCATGAACTGGATTAATAATAACCTTGTATTCCCTGGTATAAAAGGCGGTCCTCGCTGTCCTGATGAAGTCAGCAAGTTATGTAAGAAGTATGCCAATTTAATCGGCAAGCCATCTTTTACTATGCATGGTACAAGACATACTCACGCCACCCTTCTCATCGAAAATGGGGCTAATATGAAAGCCATACAAGAACGCCTAGGACATGCTTCATTCCAAGAAACAATGGATACCTACTCACATGTGACACCTAAAATGGAAGATGACATCGTGGAACGTATTTCTAAAATATTCTGATGTCAAAATGATGTCAAACCACGCAAGATATTATGATGTCAAACAAAAATAAGGGCTTACAGAATTACCTGTAAGCCCTTATTTAATCAGCTTGGTGCGGTTGGAGGGACTTGAACCCTCACGAGCGTACGCTCACCACCCCCTCAAGATGGCGTGTCTGCCATTCCACCACAACC